CGCAAAGAAGAAGGCCGACCGTGCCTCACTATTAACAAGCTCCCATCATTTATTCGACAGGTAGTAAACGAGTCACGCCAGAACAAACCCGGCATCATCATCAACCCAATCGACAGCGGAGCAGATCCAGAAACGGCGAGGGTGCTGAACGGGATCGTCCGTGCAATCCTAAGAAACTCCAACGCCGACCAAGCATTTGACACAGGCATCGACTGTTCAGTCAGTGGCGGGTTCGGGTTCATGCGGGTCGATATCGAATACGGACACGAGCAAACATTCGACATGGAAGTGAGAGTCAAGCGGATCATGGATCCACTGACCGTCCACTGGGATGTGACGACCGAATCCTTCGACGCAGAGGACTGGAAATATGGATTCGTTTCTTCGTTGATCAGCGAAGCCGAGTTCAAGCAGGAGTACCCAGACGCAGAACCGATTGACTTCGCAGAGGGGGCTCAAGAAGATATTTATAATACTTGGAAAAGCGCAGAGCATGGCGTGAGAGTCGCAGAATATTTTGCCAAGGAAGAAGAGAAGCACGAACTCTGGTTGATTCAAGGGTTCGGCTACCAACGACCTGACGGTGAAGTGATCGACACCAAAGCTATTCGCAAAGATGCGCTGCCCGGTCTGGCGCGACAATGGGGCGAGTCAATGGGGGCTGAGATCCCTGAAAACATTAGCGACGAAGATCTCATTGCTTACTTCTTTGAACTCCGTGGCCTGAAGGTGTTGAAGACCAGAGAAGTCGCAGGCACGAAAGTCGTCAAACGAATCATCACAGGAAAAGAAATCATTGATCAGTCCGACTGGCCCGGTATTAATATCCCGATCATTCCAGTCTGGGGTGAAGAGGTTGTGACACGCGGCTTTCGTTGGTTCCGGTCAATGATCGCAGATGCTACCGACTCGCAGATCATGTACAACTTCTGGAGGAGCGCGGAGACAGAGATCGTCGCCATGCAACCGAAGAACCCGTGGGTCATGGAAGAGGGCGCGATACCCGCTGACGACGAGAGGAACTGGGAGGATGCTAATAAGAGATCCATTCCTTACCTGACATACAAGAAGGGCTACAAAGCCCCGCAGAGAGCGCAACCGCCGATGGTCAGTCAGGGCGCACTGCAAAATTCTCTACACGCATCCGATGACATGAAAGCGATCATTGGAATTTTTGATTCCGCATTAGGAGCAAAATCTAACGAGACGAGTGGTCGCGCCATTTTAGCAAGACAACGCGAGTCCGATGTCAGCAACTACCACTTCGTCGATAATCTTTCTCGGTCAATCACATACCTCGGCAAGATCTTGTTGGAGGTTATTCCCCATGTCTACTCAGCGCATCAGGTTGTTAGAATTGTTGGTGAGGACGCAAAGGAATCTGTCGCCCATCTGATGATGGAGGGTGAAGGCCAAAGTCTTCCCGACATGCCGGGGCAATATGACACAGCAGGCTTAGAGGCAGATGAACTTGGAAACCTAATTTTTGATAAAGAGAATCCCCCAAATAGATTGTACGACCTGAACTTAGGCAAGTACGACGTGACAGTAAAGGCAGGCCCATCCTATGCCTCCAAAAGAGAAGAGACGAGAGAAACTCTTATCGAAATCATGCGACAGGTTCCGGGCTCTGCCATGTTATTGGGTGACATCTTACTTGAACACATGGACTTTGAAGGGGCGGAAGAAGTCGCCGAAAGATTGAAAGCATTCGCGGCAACACAAATACCGGGAATGGCTAACATGACCGCAGGCGCGGCGGCTGGGAATCCACCTATGCCACCGGGTCAGCAAAATATTGTATCGCCAGCCGCAGTCACTTCTCCGCCGGGTAACGTACCAACACCGGGCGGCAGTGGTGCAGGGGCTGGAACACAATTTGTCCAAGGAGCATCAGCATGAAAGTAGAAACAGAACCGGAAGCAATCGCCAACGACCGTCCCGCGACGGAAGATGGAACTGCTCCAAAAGAGATCGTAACCGATCCAGTAGAAGACGAAGTTGATCCAACGCTAGAGGTAGGAGATCCAGACACTGACGCTGACACTTCGGATGACGAAGGAGACGAAGACGCGGACGGGGATTTTACAGATGGTGATGATGACGATGTTGAAGGCGAGTCCGACGAGGATGAATACCAATTCGATTTCGGCGGAAACAAATACAACGCCCCAAAAAAGGGTACGTCTAAAGAAGCCGCAGAAGCATTGCAAAACTACGGCAACGGATTGCAGACATCTTACACTAAAAAATTCACCGCTCTATCCGAAGCGCACAAAGTCATGGAGAATCGTGTCGAGTCCGTTTCAAAACTAGAGTCGATGAACAACCAAACTCTTAACGAGTACGCGCAAGGTTTAAGCCTAAAAACTGAAATCGCAGAACTGGAGAAAATTGATTTAGATCCTTATCTCCGATCAGATGACAATCGTGATCATATTGAAGCGCAAAGGATTCAAAATGCAATTGCCCAAAAAACGAGACAGTTTAACAACCACCTCAATAATGTGAATCAACTAGGACATCAAGCCAACGAGGTGCAACGTCAGGAGAATGTAAGGCGTTACGTCGAAGGGTCGGCAATGATGGATAAAAGGATTCCAAACTTCTCAAAGAGTGTCGCCAAGGACGTGGTCGCATACGCTGTCAGTAAAGGAGTTCCAGAGGCCCATGCAGCAACGTGGCCCTTGAATCCATTTGCGGCAGAGACTACATACAAGGCAATGATGTGGGACAAGGCGCAGTCAAAAGCCAAGACGGGTATTCGCAAAACAACAAACAAAAAAGTCACACCCGTGATCCCTGTTGCACCGAAGAAAAAGGGCAAAGGTTCTGGAGCTAGGAAAGATCCCGGCAAAATGAGCCAAGGGGAATACGCAGTGTGGTACGCAAAAAAATACGGAAAACGCTAGGGGCTAGGAGGCCCATCACATGGCTAATACCAATCTCACCGTAGATCAGGTGACCAACAGAGCGCAGATGGTACTTCATCAGAAGCTCAATTTTATTGGCAATTGTAACCGCCAGTATGATGATAGTTACAAAACTGGTGGGGCCAAAGGCGGCTCAGATATTCGCATCAAACTTCCTAACGAGTTTACAGTTCGTAGCGGGAAGACCTTGAATGTCGAGGACGTTGAAACTCAATCGGTCACCATGTCTACATCGACACAGAAGGGCGTGGACATGAACTTCAGTTCTCAGGAACTGACTCAGGACATTTCATTGTTCTCGGAGAATTACATCGAACCCGCGATGTCCGCACTGGCGGCTGTTGTGGAGAGCGATGCATTGTCAATGTACAAAGATGTTTATGACGAAGTGTCTGATGTCAGCGAAGATCCAGCCTTGAGGGACATCCTCGACATGGGTAGTCGGTTGACAGAAAATCTCGCACCATATCAAGATCGTTGCTTGCTCTTGCGACCGCGTTCTGAAGTTGCTTTGATCGACGCTCTGTCGGGCCTGTTCTCGGCCTCGTCCAATTTGGACAAGCACTACCGAGAAGGCCGGATCGCTAACAACTTTGTTGGCTTTCAAGACGTATTCTGCAACACCATGCTTCCCAACCACCAGAGTGGGACTGATGATGGAACTGGAGATTATTTAATTAACGGCGGTACTCTCACAGGGAAAACGCTGACCGTTGACACAGGTGCAGGGACTTTGCTCAAGGGCGACATCCTATTGCTTGAAGATGTTTTCCGCGTTCATCCTGAAACCAAAGTCACCACAGCGAAGGCACAGCCTTTTGTTGTTACTACCTCCACGGGTACGAGCGCAACCAGTCTGTCGATTGAACCGGGTATCACAGCCTCGGGCGGCAGACAGAATGTTGATGCGGCTGCGGTTAACAATAAGTCTCTGCACAAGGTTGAGTCCAATACTCGTCTGATCACTGGTGTTGACATTGGTGCTTCTGCAAACTACGGCATCGACCTCGCGTTCCATAAAAATGCTTTTGCATTTGCGACGGCAGATTTGGAGGTTCCGAAAGGGGTTCACTTTGCAGGACGAAGAGTGCAAGACGGTATTTCATTGCGGATGGTTCGTGATTACGACATCAACAATGACAACATGCCTTGTCGCTTGGATATTCTGTACGGGTACAAAACCATCAGGCCACAGTTGGCTTGTCGTGGTGGTTTCATAGCATAACCAAAAATGGAGCGGGGGCTTCACGGCCCCTCAACCTTTAATCTTTTAAACGGAGAAGTCCAATGGCAGTTGAATTCTTAGGGACTGGAAACGACGAGGGAGTAAACTTCGGTCGTTCCTCTACCGACAAGATAGGCTTTTACGGTCTGACCACGCCAATCGTGCAACCGACCCTGACAGCCTCAAACACAGCTACGGCTACCACCACGATCAACGAGAGGCGTATTGATTCTATCGAAACGATTCTAGTTAATCTCGGTTTGTGTACAACCGTATAAGTTAAACCGTGTCGGGGGGCTTCGGCTCCCCTTCACTTTAAAAGGATCTTCATGAGTTTTTATTTTACGGACAAAGGACTGCCGAAGGAAAAAGGGAAACGGAAAGTTTGTCTTGCTACTACGGTATACGATTGTATTGAGCCAGCGTATACGTTTGCGATGTCTAAGTGCCGGGAGGTTCTGCACAAGCGAGGTATACAGACGGCTTATTTTTTATTGCAAGGTAATTGTCATGTGGATGACGCGAGGAACTCAATTGTTAAAGAGTTTCTGCATTCCGACTGTGATGAATTAATTTTCATAGATGCTGATTCGGGCTGGGAGCCGAAAGATCTGGTGCGAATCTGTAAGCACGATGTGGATGTTGTTGGTGGGGTTGTCCCTTACAGAGCGGAGAACAGAAAGGCCATGCCTGTCCGTATGGCGGTGGGCGTTAACGGGCCTGATGATCGCGGACTGATGAAGGTGGACGGTCTGGGAACAGCCTTCCTGCGGATACAGCGCAAGGTGCTGGAGAAACTATTCGACCAAGCCGACAAGCACAACACCGAGTTCGGCAAGGGAGAGAAGACCGCAATTATTTTTGAAAGAACATTCGCTGATGGTATCAGGTTCGGCGGTGATTTAAGTTTTTGTAATAAAGCCAGAGCCGCAGGGTTTGAATGTTATGCAGACTTTGAGATGATACTCACCCATGTTGGCAAGACCGTGTTCCGGGGCAGTCTGGGTCAGACTTTAAGACGGGCCAACAGCGCAACGGTTGCCCATGTCGCGAAGATATTAGGGGACAAAGCTGAAACGATTGAAACGATAGAAGAGTTGGTGATAGCTATCGGGAATTCTTATTCAATGGACGTGCCGGGTTTGACCACGCTGATGTTGTTGGCGAGAAAAGCTGACGGCCCTATCCTTGAAGCAGGGAGTGGCCTGTCAACCCTTGTCATGGCGGCGGCGAACCCAGACCAGATAGTGTATTGCCTTGAACATGATGAAGGTTATGCAAAAAAACTCAGAAGCTGGGCGAACTCTGCGGGGTTGACCAATATTGGCCTGTGCCTATGTCCTATCAAAGACGGGTGGTACGACTTGGAGGAGATGGACGGCTTGCCTGAACATTTTTCTCTTGCACTTGTCGATGGGCCACCACAGACTGAAGCGAGTCGGATGCCATTCTTTGAGCAAGGGTTCGCTGACAGGTGCGACACTGTTGTTTGCGACGACGCAGGCACACATGGCTACGCGGACAAATTAAATGAGTGGGCCGATCTGAAAGGCAGGACATTCAATCAGATTGACCCTCGCATGGTTATCATTGGAGAAACGGAGACGGTAGAATGTCTTTCCTGACAATAGCTCAAGATGTTTTAATCGCGGTTGACTTTCCATCTCCGTCGAATGCTTTCGCCAACAACGACCCGGCAGTAAAAAAAGTGAGACGATCTATCGAGTCATCTTCCTACGCCCTTGCAAGAGTTAATGCGTGGAAGACGATGCGCGGGGAACAAACATTCACGTCACTGGCGGCAGAAGTGCAGACAGGAATATTGCCAGCCGGGTTCGACCGATTCATACCTGAAACATTTTGGAACCGCACAGATAAAAATTTAGTTATAGGGCCGATCACAGAGGTTGAGTGGGCAAGCCTTAAAGCGTATGGATACGCTGACACCTCAAGACCCAAATTCATTCAACGTGGCAACACTGTGGCCTCATCCATCCTGATGATACCCGCGCCGTCGGCTGGGAAGACCTTTGCGTTTTCTTATGTGAATAGTTATTTCTGCCAGTCCTCTAGTGGGACAGCGCAGTCGGCATGGGCGGCAGATACGGATGTGGCAAGACTTAACCCAGAGCTTGTAACGCTCGGCGCGATCTCTGACTTCCTCTGGATGGAAGGCATGAACCATGAGAAGGCCGACAGTGATTTTGAAGATCTATTTAATCTACTTGTAAAAAATGATAACCCTAGAGCTAGGGCAATGTCCTGCGGAGATATTTTCGGATCACGAAGACATTTCACGGGATCGCCTGCTTCAACGGGAAACTATAACATGACATCTTAGGAGAAGAATGATGCCAAACTTTATGCAAGGCGGTATGTTCGGGCCGAGCGGTGGGCCGCAGGGAATGGGCGGACTGACAGAGCAAGAACTGAGGATGGTGATGGGCGGACAGCAGGGCGGAATTGGTGGGCAGATGCCACAATATAATCAGGCTCCAGCAGGCGGCCCTCCTCCTCCGCAGACAATTGGCGGGGTAGGTCAAGGCGTAGATCCCAGCATGATTGGTGGCGGGGCGCAGGGCGGTCTTGACGGCATGGACTTCGGTGAGGGAGCTATCACTGGCGGGATGGGCCAAGGTCAAGCGGCTTTGATGGGGATGGCTCAAGCAAATATGCGAGATGAAGAGATGGCAAAAATGTTATCCCAAATGGCGACAATGCAAGGTTCAGTACCGGGCGGCGGCGCAGACTATCAATTTGGTGGCAATAACAGCGGAAAATATTAATAATGATAAGCGCAAAGCGCAGAAAGGCTGGACGAAAAGGCTACGCTTCAAAACGTGCCAACATCCAGACCATACCTTCGCCAACGGGGGGTTGGGATACACGGCAGGCGGTAAGCGCGATGCCTCCGACCAATGCCGTGTTGCTCGACAACTGGTTCCCTGAAACGGAGAAGGTAACACTTCGCGGCGGTTCTGAGGCTTATGCTACTGGACTTGGCGGATCTGCGGAGCCTGTCGAAACATTGATGGAGTACAACAAGCTCGACGGGACGAATGAACTCTTCGGGGTTTGCGGTGCGGAGATTTACGATGTCACTTCAGCGGGTGCGGTAGGGGCGGCAGTGGTATCGACTCTCACTAATGCGCGGTTCCAGTATGTAAACATGGGAACCAGTGGCGGACAGTTTCTTCTCTGCTTTAACGGCGCGGACACTCCGAAACTTTATAACGGGTCAACGTGGGCCAACGCCGCTATGGCAGGCCCGACCATTGCGAATTGTATCTGGTGCAACATTCACCATCGTCGGCTCTGGATCGGAGAAGAAAATTCTCTCTCTGGATGGTACGGTGGCCCGAATGCAATCACCGGAACTTTTGTAGAGTTCTCGCTCTCTGGGGTTTTCTCCAAAGGCGGATACATCGCTGGCATGGGAACATGGACACGAGACTCAGGTGAAGGCTCAGAGGATCTCGCGGCATTCGTAAGTAGCGAAGGGCAGGTAGCTTTGTTCAACGGGATAGACCCATCCACTGCGGCGGACTGGCAGTTGATCGGTGTGTTCCAGATTGGGCGACCTATCGGCAGACGCTTCATGATCAAAGCTGGCGCGGATCTCGTCCTGATAACTACGGACGGATTTGTTTCTCTCGGTGCGATCCTTGCGCTGGACAGATCCCAAGCAGAGATGGCATCTATCTCAGCCCAGATAAATGACGCAGTGAATAACGCGGTAAGAACGTATGGCACTCAATTCGGATGGGAAGCTATTTTGTATTCTCAAGGGCAACAATTAATTTTCAACATTCCTATTTCTGGGACAGAAAAGCATCAGTACGTTTTCAATACGCTCACGCAGGCTCCGTGTCGGTTTAAGGGCTTAGAGGCAGTGACTTGGGGCTTGAAGGGTGACGACATTTTTATGGGCATGGAAGACGGCACAGTCGATAAATACGATGGTGACGATGTAACTTCCGACACTGGTGGCGTTGCGATTAGTGGCGACGGCGTTGCGGCATTTAATTATTTTGGTTCGCCCAATATGGAAAAGCAATTCCAAGCGGTCGAGCCTATCTTTGAATCAATAGGCAACCCGGTTATCGCTACCGATATGAATGTGGACTTCCAGATAAGAGCCGCGACAGGTACTGCTGTAGCTGGGCCGACGCATGTCGGAATATGGGGAACTGCAAAGTGGGGCGTGGATCTCTGGGGAGAAGCTCCGCAGGTTTTTAGAGGGTGGCGCGGTGCGATGAAAAAAGGATTCGCTGGATCACTGCGGGTCAGAATAGAAACCACGGTAAGCAAGCCGTCATGGTTGGCGACGCGGTATCGTTATAACCCGAGTAGAAGCTCATGAACTTTCAGGAATTAATGGGGATGGCGCGAGATCCAAACACTCTGGAGAAGCCTATGTCTTTTAAGGAGTGGTGGCGTTTGACCCCAGACCAGTTGAAAAAACGTGACGACGAAGCCAAAGGGACAACGGAGAGGGTGACGAGAAAAATTCTCTCAAAGTACAATCCGCCGGGGATGATGATCGTGGCGCAGACATCCAAGCTGGCGAAGAAGGGTGTCGAAGCGTATGCACAGAGCCTGCTGGCAGAAGGCATGGACGAAAAAGATATATGGGAATCGTCCTTCGACAAGTTCGGGCAGGGGGCATACTACGACCGCTTAGATGATGCGTGGAAGATAATGGTTCCAACTCCAGATGCGAAGTTCAACAAAGAAACATCTTTCGTGGATGACGGGCCAAAGACAACCGTCAGGAGATGGAATAATAGAACTCTGGAGGAAATAATTAAAGGAATACCCGGCCTCTCCGAGGACAAGGACATGGGGAAGATGAGGGTGCAGAATGTAGAGGCTGGTCGTGGGGTAGAAGAGTACGGAGCCTTTGATCCAAAGGCAAACAAGATTGTGAAGGCGGAAGGGCCGACCCAAAAAGATGCGTTCAAGGTTCTTATGCACGAAATGCAACACGGCTACCAAGGCAAGCACGGTCATGCTAAGGGAACGAGTCCAGAGGCGCATAGGATGCTTCCAGAAGACATTAAAGAGTCGCAGAAGAACTTAAAGACGGCAATGGCTGGCACAGAGTGGTTGCAGTACAAAGACAGGCATGGTATCGCCGACGGTCAAGAAACAATAAGGCAGTGGAACGACTTTCAAATAGGCTACGAAGCGATAGCTGGTGCGCTACCGACTGGCGATATTAAAGATGCGAAAAGGAAACATTATAATGCGCTTGCGTCCGCCGAAAAAAGAATACGGCACACCCTAGAGAGGGCGAAAAACCCAGAACTAGCATATTCAAGAGCGGGGGGAGAGGGCGACGCGAGATACACGATGAACACCCACAAGTGGGACGCGGATAAGCACAGGGCGAATTTTATCAAAGACAAATACGAGGAGAACACCGAACCTTATCCTGTGAAATTTGAAGACAGGTACAGGCAACTCACTCAGGACGAATACGCGGGGAACGAGGAGGTCTGGGAAAGCGTCGGGAAGAAAAAGCCTAATAAAAAAGTTGGTGTTAGTGGACTAGCACCGGGGCTGATCGGGGAAAAATGGAAGCCGCCACAGTCGAAGATATTCGACATGGTGGGACTGGACGATCCGTCAAGGTTTATTAAGACGGAACAGATCGCGCCAGAGAGATACAGGCCAGCGCGGGGAGTGCCGAAGGACATCCTCCCGGCAGGACACAAGAAAAATATGGACAGGGTCGCTGGCCTTCTTGAGGACGGGATACAGAAAGGCGGACTCTCTTGGTACAACCTACGACCACTCCGCGATGAGTATCTCAATATGTGGGGTGAGGAGGAAGGGGCGAAAAGATTTAAGAATTTCGCGGAGATCTTTGCCGCAGGATCACCGAGGTCGAAGGTTATCCAGAACAATAAAAGAACGTCCATGTTTCAAAAACTAAAAGAAGACGGCGTTGACATATCAAAGGTTTTAAACGCTGGGAAGACTCCAACTCCGCAACAGTTCAATGAGGGTTATACCACCATGCCACAGGGGTACGGAGACTTCGCGCATGGCTTGCACGTTCCCATTATCGGGGATGTCGAATCCGGTGTAGGATTGGCTGGAGGCGAGAAATTTGGGAGGCCCAAGGTTTCCACCTTCGGACAGAACCTACAGGGTAACCTCGCAGGCTCTACCGTGGACACGCACAACAAGCAGGCGTTGACGTTGCCCTTGAGCTTGAATGTGGCAGTGAAGGATAATGAATACGGGTTCCTCGACGACCTGAATAAGAAGCAGGCCGCTCGTCACGGGATACAGCCAGCGCAGGCGCAGGCATCATTATGGCAAGGCGCAAGCGAGATCACGGGCGTTGACGACTCAAGGCCGCTGATGCAGATACTTGACGAGCGCATACACGCGACCGCAGACAAGATGAGCATTTCCCCGCAGGCCATGAGGGACGGTCTTATCAAGGGGAAGTTGCCACTTCTTCAGTTACTGCCACTACAGAAAATATTGAAAGAGTTCAAACCGCGCCAGCCGTACCAGCAAGCACCAATGGGTGGCGGACTTAACATGATGAGATACGGATCAGGATCATGATCAAAACGAGACGACCACTGCCAAGAGTTTTATATGACCACGGAAAAGAAGTTGCCCTGTGGGTTGGCGAAAGAATCAAGGATGTCCTGTACGAGTTCGACAAGTGTAATGCGCTCGGAGTCCTAGACGATCAGAGCAACGTGATGTGCGGAGTTGTTTACCATGACTACCGACCAGAGTGCGGGACGATGCAGTTGTCCATTGCTTCATCAAATCCAATGTGGGCGCGAAGAGAAACGATCATCGAACTTCTCTCGTATCCCTTTATAAGTTTAAAACTTTTTAAATGTTGGATAGTAGTCCCGTCCGACAATAAACAATCCCTTGCATTGACCAAGCATATCGGCTTCAAACAAGAAGCACTATTGCATAACCAATTCGGGAAAGACCGACACGCTCACTTTATGAAGATGAGCCGTAAGGACTTCAAAAGAATTTATGGGAGATAGCCGATGTACCATCTGACAAAAGTATTCGATCCTTTCGAGCCAGAACTGGTTGAATGGCCTACTAAAATATTGAAGGCGTGTGACCAAGGAAAGGGCGGAGGGTCACCTCCAGCACCACCACCTGCTCCGGCTGCCCCAGACCCTGTTGCCACTGCCGTTGCTCAAGGGGCTCAGAATCGGGCTGCTGCAATTAGTCAAGCTGAGATCGCAATGGTCAACCAGCAGACTCCTTACGGCGCATTGGCATGGGAGCAACGCGGGACTTCACCGATCAGCGTAGATGAGGAAGGTATCACATACGGCGGGACTCCGCAGTACACCGCGACTCAGACACTGTCACCGGAACAGCAACTAATCCTTGACTTAGGGAATCAAGCTCAGATCGGATTTGGAGAAACAGCAAACACTCAACTGCAAAATGTTACTGATCGACTGGAGCAACCGATTGACTTCAGCGGGATTGCAGCAGCCCCGACGATTGACATAAATTCTTTTGTCGGCAACGCTCCGACCGCAGACTTCTCTGGGATCGCGCAACCGGGCCAACTTGATTACTCAAGCCTCGGTACACGTCCTGAGTTCAATCAGCAGTTCATGGATGACGTATCCCAAGGCATAAGGAACCGCGCACAGCCTTGGCAGGACAGGCAGCTTGGTCAACTAGAAAACAGGTTGACGAATCAGGGCATCAACATTGGAACCGAAGCATGGAACAAGGAGATGGATCGGAACCAAGTTGGTATAAATGATTTCAATCTTGCGGCTGATCAGAATGCCTTGCAACAGGCTAGTCAGTTCTTTGCTAATGAGCAGGCATCGCGCAACCAAGGACTTAATGAACTGGGTCAACTTCGCTCCTCGCGGGTTTCTGATCGTGACCGTGCAATCGCAGAAGCGTCTCAACTCTTCGGGTTGGAAGCTAACGCGAGAGATCGTGCAGTCGCAGAGGCTAGTCAGTTGTTCAGCCTACAAGCGGGTGGCAGAGACAGGGCTATCAATGAATTGATGTTGCAGAGAAACCAGCCTCTAAATGAGTTGGCTGCAATGTTGAGCGGACAACAGGTAGTCCAGCCGAATTTCCTGACACCGCCACAGCCTACGATTCAGGCTGGCGATCTACAAGGCGCGACGTACGCAAATTATCAAGGGGCGTTAGGACAACAGCAAATGCAGAACCAAAATAACTTGATCGGCTACCAAGCGAATCAAGCGGCGGGTAACGCCATGACGGGTGGGCTGATGGGCCTCGCCGGGTCAGGCATGATGGCATACGCAATGTAATGATTATTCACTTTAGTGGTGGAAAAGACAGCCTCGCGGTTGTCCATATGTTCAAGGACGATCCTGACCTAGAGTGTGTTTACTTCGGGGACACGGGTGATGCCTACCCGCACATGATGGAGTTTGCTATTGAGACTTGCAAGAAGTTCAAGGTTCCGCTAAAGATCATAAAGGCAGAGATGAGCCAAAAGGAATACCACGACAAATTCGGCTTGCCTTCCGACATGATCCCGATCGTCAGGACACCGGAAGCAATGCCGATCAGGAAAGAAAGCGGGGAACAAAAGATCCAGTCCTTCGTTCAGTGTTGCGCGGAGATGCTGTGGCTACCGATATACAACGCATCGCTGGGCAAGACAGTCTACCGTGGCATCAAGAAAAGCGACGAACACAGGACGATGGGCGGGGATAAGATTACAGACAAGAACGGCATAACGTGGGTTAATCCGATCTACGACTGGACGGACGACGACGTTTTCGACTACCTGAAGAAGCACAACGTCGAGCCTGCGCGACATTATAAACAAGTGAACGTCAGTCTGGACTGTGTCCGGTGTACGGCACACACGCACTCACCGACTGCGGTGGACAGATTGCGCTGGACAAAGGAAAATTACCCGAGCTACTGGCCTGAAATTGTCAGCAGATTTAAAAAAGTTGATGAAGCTGTTAAGGCAGAAAAGAAATTAATTGACGAACCGTTTGACTTCGTTCTGAACTAAAGGAAACATTATGCGAAATTATTTGTCCGCAATGACAGGCAATCTCGGTGGTAGCATTGACCCGAGAAGAACTTACGCCCAACAACTTCTCGCACAGGGCGCAAGCACCAGCCCAAAGAACGCTGGCGAAGGCTTGTCCCAGTTGGCGAAGTCCGCTCTAGGGATGCTGTTGATGAAGCGGTCAATGGCGCAAGAATCCGATATGTGGAAAGGACTGAACGCCCAACAGCCTGACATAATGAGGCCACCTAACGATGAAGAGATAAGGAGCAACCCTGAGATGGCGGCTCTGTGGAAGCAGGCGGAGACAGGCGTTCCCAACAACGGAATGATGGTTACACCCCCGGCTCCGCTTCCTGACGCACAACTTAGACAGCAGGGTGGCGTACCGGGAACACTGGACAAAATCTCTCGCTTTCAAGCAGGATTGAGCGATCAATATGGCAACCCAGACAGCGACAGAAGTAATGCTGTCCGACAAACGGATGAAGCCCTTGCTGGGGGGATTGCTTTACAAGAGCAAAACTTGCAAAAAGAAATGCAAGGTCTTAGAGAGAAAAGCACTGTTGCACGACCGAGAGACTTGGTGGCGGAGCTTGAATCAGGCATGGAGAGATACCGAACAAATCCAGACAACGAAATCATGGAAGACAAGTTGTCACAGGCGGATTGGATGCAACAGCAACTCCGAGGCATGGAAGGAAACCCTTTCGCAATGCGAATGATGCAGAATCTGATGTTCCAGAAAATGGCACAGGGCCAAGCGGATAGGCTCTATGATCGTGGTCTGGCGGACAGACGGGATGACTACAGCACTCAACTCGCCGACACGCGACAAGACACGAGTACAGGTCGCAAGTTCCAACCACGCCCGACTCGACCACGTTCTGGCGACGGTGGCATGAGGTACGACGAAACATGGAACCCAGAGACAGGTGAATGGGATAAGGGCAACAACTACGATCCTAACATCAAATCAGCGGAGGCACAGGCACAAGACATCGCATCGAAGAACGCTGGCAGGACGACATGGCAGGCAATGACGGGGCCGGGGGGTGCGCCTTCAGGGTTCCAACAGAGCAGTAGAGGCAAAATAGCACCTGTCCCACTAGCTCCGCAACCCAAGGCTGTAGAGGCGGTTGATAAAGCATGGGCAAAACATTACGAAGCAGTTTTCCCAGAAGGGCAGATTCACGATGCCGTGAAGAACTTAGACCAACTCGACAAAGTAGTGGCGAGACTGGACGCGGTGGCAAGAGGCATCCCCACAAAAGACACCGTTGACGCACAAGGGAATGTCGTAAAAGGTGAGGTAGAGAATCTCACTGGGTCGGTGATTGGAATGCGTCCTCCATTTCTTGATAGCATGTTTAACCCAGCGCAGGTAGACGTGCAGGACACGGTCGAGGAAGTTGTCCAGAGAAATCTCCGCGTAGTCTTAGGAGCGCAGTTCACAGAGAGGGAAGGCTCAAGGTTGATCGCAAGAGCATTCAACCCTAAACTTCCAGAGGCGGAGAATTACAAAAGAGTGAAGAGGCTTGTGGACGCAATGAGGGGAACCCTACAGAATCAGTTGAACGCTGGGAAATACTACGAAGAGAATGACACATTGCGGGGCTGGGGCGGGACTTCATACACTATGTCGATCTCTGACGCAGAAAGTATTATTGATGGAACGCCTTTGCTCAAGACGGGAGAAGGCGGAAATGTCAGTTTCGACAGGCGCAAAGGCGATCCGTTGAGTCCAGAAAAGAGAAAGCGCATGGAAGAATTAAAGCGTAAAGCGAGAGGCCAATAATGGGACGATTAACCGAAAGAGAAGAGCTTGAGCTTTTAGAGTTGGAAGCACTAGACAGTCAACAGCAGTCTGCTCCAGAGCCTATGGGTTTCGCTGACAAGATGATGGGCGCAAGAAACGAAATCATGAACACCGCTTTCTTCGGTCAGCCTGACCGCCTCGCTGATGCTATCACTGGGCAACCGGGACAGCGCAAGGCCCAACGACAAGAGTTCCGACAAAAAGAACCCAAAATGGCGCAGGCAATGAGTGCCACAGGCGCAGTCGTCAACCCTCCGTTTATGAGATACGGCCCTTCCGCGATGAAAGGCGCAAAGAATATTATAGACAAGTCGCTCAGAGGCGCAGGGCTAGGCGGAGCGCAGAGAGGCTTGCAGGCGGCAGGCGAAGGCAAGGACGCAGGCGAGGTTGCCAAGCAGACAGGATTCGGCGCACTCGGTGGTGGCCTCACGCCACTGGTTTTTTGGGGCCTTGAAAAATTATGGGATAACACGGTCGGCGGTTTGTTAAAACATCTGGAGCCAAATTCTCAGAACGCACACGCCACTAAAGTTGTCATGGATGCGGTCGTCGCTGATGTTAAAGCGAAGTACCCTCACATGGAGCAAGAGGAAGTCTGGAAGTACGCAGAGCAACGCATGGACGAAATGGGGCCACGCGGTGCGCTTGTGGACATGGGGCCAAATTCACGGTCACTGGCAAGGCAAGTCTACGAAACACCGGGACAGGGAAGTGCCGACATGGAACAATATTTGAGGCCCCGGTATGAGGGAGCGTCAGATTTTTCCACAGCAGGATCTGGGGATGCATTGATCGACGACATCGACAGAATAATTCCAGAGGATTACATTTCGACAAAAAACGAATCTTTAAGACAGGACGAAGCGAAGCCATACTATGACGAAGCATTTTCCGCGAACCAAGAGATGCAGTCTAACGAGTTGGACTCGATCCTTCGCCATGATGAAGGGAAGAGCGCATTCAAGTACGCGGTGAACGAAATGAGGGCTGGGGGAAGGAACCCTGTCCTGTACAACAAAGAAGCCACTGACCAACATATAGAGGGCGGTGGCGCGGGGAAGATGGGTATCGGCATCAAGATGGAAGTCTTGAACGAAGTGAAGATCATGCTCGGGAAGATGGAGCAGGACTCTTATGAGGCGGACGGATTCGGTGGCTTAAAGCCGGGAAGGATGACAAAAACATACGGGGATTTAAGGGAGCGACTTAAAAACGAATTGATCAGACAGGACGCGACCGGATCGTACAAGGTGGCCCTCGGACTCGCGCAGGATAAAATTAAAAACAGGCAGGCTCTCCAAGCAGGCGGGAAGGCTCTGGGTGGAAGAGACACGGTGGCTGAACGGCAAGAGAATATTGGCAGATATTCAGAGGGAGAGAAAAAAAATTACGAGATCGGATTGAAACGCGACATCACCAAAAAAATTGAAGACTCTTCACGCGGCGGAGATCCTGTCAAGAGGGTCATGAAGAGCAAGGGGATGCACGACAAGACCGAAGCCTCTTTCCAAGACTACGACAAATTTCTTGACTGGAAAAAATCTCTGGAACGGGAAGCGGACATTTCAAAAACATACGCTGAAGTTCTTGGTGGGCCGAAGACATCGCGGGGCATGGCAGGTAGGGAAGCCACCGAGGAAAAGCTCAAAGCTCCGTTGCGGGGATTGAAGTCGATCAAACTTGGGCAACCGTGGACTTATTTCAGTGGGCCGATACAGGCGATGCAGGACTTGGGCAAAAGTTTTCCTCTCCTCGAAAACCAAGGCATACAAAAAAGGATGACAGATTTATTAACGAACCAAATGCCACCAAGACCATACCCTCAAGGGGGCGTGGCACAGCCGCCGCTTCCACAGAAATTAGCGGAAGACTTTAGATCAAAACAATTAATGGAAGCCGTCATTAGAGCGCAGAGCGGGTTCCGATATTAGGAGATAGGCATCATGGCAAGAAATGGGTCAGGAACATATAGTTTACCGGAGGATGCGTTTGTATTCGATACGGTCATTGATCAGGGAGAGGTCAATAGCAACTTTTCAGACATCGCCGCAGAGATAACTAACTCGGTTGACAAAGACGGGCAGACTCAGATTACAGGAATCCTTAAACATAGCGTTACGGTCGGGCAGACCGCCAACACTGGCTCTGCTCAAGGTGGCAACGTAATTTCTACAGAGTTTTATGAAATTGCCGTCGTAGGATCGACAGGTGACGCTGTGACTTTGCCGTCGGCAGTAGCTGGTTTGTGCGTTACCATTGTCAACAACGGTGCTAATGCCGCAGATGTTTTTCCTTCGAGTGGCGATAAGATTGATGGTGGTTCGGCTAACGCGGCGATCTCATTGGCTTCTGGCGAGAACGGGATCTTCTGGTGTCAAGACGGAACCGACTGGGATATGATCCTGTCTTCCGAAACAATTTTTTCTGGAAAAACTTTTGACTTGGATGCCAACACTCTCACCGGAACATTGGCGGAGTTTAACACCGCGCTTCAGAGTGCGAGTTTTTGTTCTCTCGCTGGATCGGAAACGCTGACAAATAAAACTTTAACGGCTCCAGTTTTAAATGATCCTACTTTTGATGTAGCAGTAAATGTGACGGCAGACGCAGGTTCAGCGCAGGGGGGCGGGGCTATTACCGCCACCTTTGTCGAAATTTCAACGGTTGGGACAACTGGGGATTCAGTAACATTACCCACGGCAGCAGCAGGTAAATTGGTTTTTATAGCCAACAACGGGGCTAATTCGGCTGACGTATTTCCTGCTTCTGGGGATAAAATTGATGGGGGGTCAGTCAACGTAGCCCTAGCTCTGGACGCTGGAGCAAACAGGATATACATATGCCAAGACGGGACTGACTGGGATACTATTGGTGGTGGTGCAACTGAACTGAGCGATGACACAAGCCCCCAGCTTTCAGGAATGTTAGATGTTAACGGTCAGGCATTGGGAGATGGCACTTTAGAGCTTCTAAAATTCTCTGAAACTGGGAGTGCTATTAATGAGTTTACGATAGCTAATGCAGCCTCTGGAAGTGGCCCCACTCTTTCAGCTACTGGTGATGGAACAAATGTAGATATAAATATAGCCCCAAAAGGGACAGGCGATGTTGTTTTAGCTGGAGACACTGTCAAGGTAGGTGATAGCGGGGCAGCGGCAACCTTAACTTCTAACGGTGCAGGCGTTCTTACTGTGACAACTGGCGGAGCAACAGATTTGGTCTTGAATACAAATTCAGGAACTAATTCAGGCAGTATAACTATTACCGATGCTGCCAATGGAACAATTACTATAGCCTGTAATGGTACAGGAATTATAGATTTGCAATCAACAATGAATCCTTCTTTGACAAGTACAGGCAAAGCCTTAATACTAGGATTTTAATTAGGAGAACAAAATGGCATCAGAACTGGTAAAGGTAGCATTACACGCCACTTGTAGTAACTCAGAGGTAAAGCTGATTGACGGGGCTAGTGGACACACTTACACTATTTTATCTATTACTATGTGCGAAACAGCAGCAGCAGCAGAAACTTTTGACCTTTACGTCGATAACGATGATGGTGGCACTGATTTTTATATCTATAAGGCCCAACCATTAGGAGCCAATCAAACATTTGAGCATACTGGTAGAATTGTGCTTGAGGGAACCGACATGCTTGGGTTTATCACTGGTGGTGCGGCTGACGTGGATGTTGTTGTCAGTTACTTAGATCAGACCCTATAGGAGCTATAAAGTATGAGTGGAATAATAGGAAGTATAAACACAAGAGGCTCGGGTCTGGTTAATACAGGCTCGGCATCAGATGGTCAAATATTAACTGGAACCGGGGTAGGCTTACCGACTGGCTTTGAGGCACTTCCTGCTGGCGTTACCGATAATAAATTTCTTGCTTGTCTAACTTCTGACCAAAACAACGTAACTGGAGATGGAACAGCTTGGCAGACAAGTTCAACAACAGCTTGGACAGAAAAATATGATACAGGTAGCGGATTTTCAAATGGGACTTTCACAGCCCCCACAACGGGAAAATATATATTATTTTTTCAGATGTATATATCAGGACTGTCTAGTGCGCATACAGAAAATAATTTTTATATTAACACATCTAATAGAAATTACTCTATAGGCCACGAAAATTTCGCTTACATCTATGTCGGAGCGAATTCTGCATTGAACAGGGGGCCATACACAGTAGTTGCTGATATGGATGCAGGGGATACTGCAACAGGGTATATTACTGCTTATAACGGTGCTAAGTCAGTAGATATAGAAGGCAATGGTAACAGCAACTCAACTAGCTGCTATTTCGGAGGAGCATTGTTAGGATAATGAATTTAACTACAGAACAACTCAATATTTTAAATCACGTTGTTGTGGATGGACAAGGGTGGGCTGACAATGCTGGTGAAAATAATATGCTGGCAAAGGTTGAAAAGTATCGACAGTCTTACCTCGATGCGCAGGGAGAGGGCTACCAAACTCGCAAGCAAAAAGAAGATGAAGTTGATCGGATACAAAAAGATGCTAGAGAAAATGTGTCTTATGCAATTAAAAGACAGCGAAGCTATCCATTCATAGGCGACCAGCTAGATGCACTCTGGAAAGGTGGAGATGACGCAGCAGCTATGAAGGTAATTATAGACAAGGTTAAATCGGACAACCCAAAATGACTCAAGAAATACGCATCCCAGTATCTAAGTTTGTTCCAATTAACCGACCAAGCGAAGGGAACTACTATAAGTGATCCCAGATGTCAGGTTGGCTTTTTTTCAGGCGTTAATTGTTTTAGTCCCAACTTACATGGTCGCATTTTTAACAGACAAAATGGTCTGGACAATCCCAATGTTGGCGGCTTCAGGATTTATAGCATCAAGCATTAGAAAGGATGCTGTGGAGCGAAAAGTTGATGACGCTGAAGTTGCCCATCATCCTGAAATTGAAGATGGGTAAAAAAAAATTAAGCTATGGAAAAAATTGTCGAGTATGGCTGGGCGTTCATCAGTGCAGTTTTTTGGTTTTTTTTGCAAAGGCTGACAGCTAAACTCGATGATCTTGAAAAAAGCAAGGCAAGTGGTGATGATCTTTCTGGCATACGAAAAGGACTCGCGGCATTAGACAGACGAGTTGACGCAATTGACCATTCAACGCAATTGCGACTTGTTCCTAGAGACGAGGTAAAAAGCGATGTCACACTTCTTCATCAAAGATGCAACGACCTCTCTGAACGCCTCTGTCAAAAGGAAGACCGAATCAAAACTATTCGTGTAACTGAAAATGAAAAGAAAGTGAAATAACATGGACAATAAACTCAACGAATTATTTCTCACAGCGACAGGAATTATTTTGGGAATTTCAGCATTTATAACTCGTAGATTATTTCGGGGCGTTGATAAATGTGAGGCCCGAATAAGTGTTCTTGAAAAAAACTTGATTGACCGCGATTACCTAGAATCGCAACTCACCCCGATCCGACAGGACTTAAATTTGATACTAAAGCATTTACTGGAAAAGAAGTAGTGCTGTAAGTAGCCATTTTTAAAGAGATTATAGTTGTTGACATTTCCCCCCATTTTGCTATTCTAAGCAAAGAAATTGATTACATTTTTTTTAAACCTCACCAAGGAGAAAATCATGAAAGCACAAAAGTATTACACCCTCGTAGGAACCTTCCAAAAAAATCCGTGGGAAATTATTTTCGGTGATTACGACCGAGAAGTCGTTGAAGATGAAAGAGCCGACATTAAAGACTACGGAACCGACTACACCAAATTTAAAATCATCACCACCTCTGACGCACAAGCCGACATCGAATGGGCTGTTTCGGTTTTAAACGCGAAGCAATATTTGGGAAATACCACTAACGCTCTGACGAGTCCGTAAGGACGAAACTCCCTGCGGGGAGTCAGCGTTTAAAATTAATCTAATCTCAGGAGATCCAAATGAAAACAGCAAAAAGCATTATCGAACTCGCAACAGAAATCCAACGCCAGAACGAATTGAAAAAAGACTTCATCGTCCCGACACAGGTCGCGGCAGTTGCGATCAATGGCGCACAGCAGATCCAGTTCAATGGCAACGTCTACGACTTGACCGACCACGCACTCGCGCAGGTTGCTGACCGATTGAAGATCCCGAAACGATACCTCGATTATCTTCGCGCAGAGTTCCCTTCTCTGTTGGAAAATAACATCAACGAACTTTTCAAAAAATTCCCCGAGCAAAGAATGATCCGCACCTTGGATGGTCAGGCCCGTGCATTTTTGTCTGACCGCTACCGACCGCTTGATAACGCTGAACTCGCCAACGCGGTTTTTCCTGCTCTGCAAAAAGCTGAAGCGAAGATCGTATCTTGTGAGATCACTCCGAAGAAACTTTACATCAAGGCGGTTCTGCCACAGATCTCCGCGCTGATACCCGGCGGTTCTCACTTAGGTGATGACAACTTAAATCCCGGTCTTACGATCAGTAACTCCGAGATTGGTACAGGTGGCCTGACAGTTCTGCCAGCCTTGCATGATCCGAAGTGTACGAACCTCTGCACCTTTTCTTTCGCCAAATACAGCAAGTACCACTTAGGCGGCAAGGGCGCGACTGACGACCAGTACAACGTCTACACAACCGAGACGAAGCAACTCGCCGACGCTACGGTGTTCGCGCAACTGACCGACGTGGTCAAGGCAAGCATGGGTGGTGAGGTGTTCCAGCAGATCGTTGATCATGTGAAGACGGCACGAGGCAACAAGGTCGCGCCCACACAGGTGACCAAGGTGATCGAAGTTGTCTCACAAACGCACGGTTTCAATGAGGACGAGAAGGGGTCTGTTCTGGCCCACCTGATCGAGCGTGGTGACCTTTCACAGTGGGGCGTATCTTCCGCTATCACCCGAGCGGCAGAGGACGTTGCTGACTACGACAGAGCCTCTGAGCTTGAGACGATTGGTGGTCATGTTATCGAACTCCCTGCCAACCAGTGGCAGACCATAGCAAACGTCGCATAGTCCTCTGAAGAGCGCGACACGAAACTCCCCTTCGGGGGAGTCAGGACAATGGAAAAAAAGGAGAAAAAAATGACGCACTTATACCACGTTACATTTTCAAGAAAAATCACAATTTCAAGTGAGGAAGTCTTGACCGAAGAGGAGATAGCTGAGAAAGCTAAGAAAGATCTTTACACGTTTAATAATGTCCCACAAAGTCACCTCGACAACACGGTTGTTTCTGTCAAGGCTTTTCTTAGAAGCTACCATCCTTCAGACTTAATTAAAGACTACGAAATCCAACAAACTATTTAGGAGATTTAATGCAAACTTTAGAAGACAAGATTAGCATCGTCAATAGGTACATCAGGAACGGCATTAAAACGGGAGACATCCCGCTTCCTGAAGCCCTTACTCTCGACACGGCGTGGCGTGGTATCCAATGTGAACTGAAACAGCTTCAGCAGCATCCTAATATTACAAGGATACATACTTTAAATAACGCCTCGTTATTTAACACCAATTAGGCAACCGCTTTTAAAACCAATCGCTCTCAGCCAGCGACAAGCGGTCGGGGTGGTGAGGATGTACAGGGTGCTTTGCCGCTCCAGCCTTTCAGTTTCACAGTAACCACAGGGTGGATCCTCAAGACACCTGACTACTCGCGAGAGGTGGTCAATGCTGTGGATTAAATAGGGCTGGTGGTCTTTTGCGCTACAACGCACCAGATCGCTTACGGGGGTGATGGGGAATACTTGGGCCTCTCACTCCCTGCCCTTAACTATGAATCGGAGAGATTAAGTGTATCAATATAAAATTCACAAGGAATCTACAAGGTGGAATCACGACACAATGGAAGACGAAGATGTGGCGTATTGCAACCAGAAAAACTATAGATTGCTAACTGCGTGTTGGTCGGATGTGAATTGCGAAATATGCCTTAATTTGAGATAAATTCATTTACTGGGTCGCTTAAATAATCCCTTTTTAAGTAAGGAGTATAATAATGGCATTTAATCATCCATTCGGGAATTTTTTACAGGCTCACCGGGCAGAGTTTTTTGGTGACCTTCCCGACAATTCAAAGGAGACAAATCATGACAGAAAAGGAACCGCAACAAAGCCAAGCCCCTGTGTATCCACCGCTGATAGTCGGGCAGATGCTAGAGAGACTGACCGACGATGTCGGCAGGATGGCGATTCAGTCCGCGACGAATCAAGGCTACAACAAGGCGACGTTTGTACAGATCGAAAAACAACTGAAGGATCTAGAGGTAGCGATCGCTAAAATCACGCAGTCGCAAGTTACTGTCATGGAGTCCTTGAGGTTATTGGTCACAGACATCGACGAGGATAACCAATGCTAAAAATTGACATAGCGGAGCGGGTGGCTCAAGCCACGCAACTTGGACGGGCGGAGTCGATCAAAGCGGTCGATGTCCTCTTCGCCACGGTCAAGGCTATTCTTGCCGAAGGCCACTCTCTAGACATCAGAAAGTTCGGGGGTTTTTCTACACGAAAAAAAAGAGAGCGTATCGGGCGGAACCCGAAGACCAAAGAGCCATGTACAATAACAGCGCGAACAGTTATGAGTTTTAAACCGAGTAAACAATTAAAAGAAAAGGTGAATTTATGAGAGCATATTCGGAAGCAGATCTACTATTAATTTTGGTCGGCGTGTTGCTGTTTATTTTTGGTAGCATCTGCGCTTACGTTTTATATTGTTGGAACGAAGAAGTTTTTGAAGACGAAATAATGGAGGAGCAATATCATGATTACGAATGAACAAAAAGAATTGAAAGCTGGAAGGCTCGGAGCGTCGCAAGTTGCGGCGGCTCTGGGCCTTTCGCCGTTTCAAACCCCGGCGCAACTGGCAATGGAGATCCTCGGCAGGATACCTGCGCAGGTAGAGAACGACGCGATGCGTGGCGGGAACATTATGGAACCTGCAATCGCAAAACTGTATACATCACAAACAGGGATTGATATTTTTCCCGACAACACAACCTACACTCACCCAGAATACGACTGGCTGATCTGCCATCCCGATTATTATAAACCCTGTGGACTAGAAAGCAGGACTCTGATCGAAATCAAGAACGTCGGCGCACGTCAGCGTTACCGCTGGGATGAAGGTGTCCCGGTTCACGTGGTCGCACAGGTCGTGCTTCAGTCTTTGTTGACTGGCTGCACTGACGTGGAAGTCGTTGCCTTCTTCGGCGGCTGGGAGGTGGAGATCTTCCCGCTGACCATTACCAAAAAACAGCAAGACGGATTGCTGTACAAGGTCGCCGCCTTCTGGGTCGATTGGATTGAAAAAAATATGATACCGCCAGTCTGCGATAAAGATCTTGAAATGATAAAAACCTTGTACCCCACGTCGGACAACGTGGAAGAGGCAACCGCGACACCAAAGGTTATGGAAGATGTTAAAAGTTTCAGGGAATATAAAATTCTTCGCAACCAGATGGACAAAACCATTGGGACGCTGGAAGCTAAGATCAGGTTGATGATGGGGGGCTCGGCGATTC